TGCTTCTGAGGCCGACCAGCCTTCATCTCGGTCTTGATGTTCTTGCTGATCGTCTTCTTCGAGTAACCCTTCTTCAGAGGCATAGCCCCTCCTTAGAAAAGGGAGCGGCAGCCGAAGCCACCGCCCCCTCAGTCCTCTTATTGATCGAAGAGGAGGATACCAGCCATCTCAGGCTGCTTGCAGCAAACCCCGAACAGGGTGTCGAGACGATACTTGATCGTCATGCTGTCGATGTCATAGAACTTCTGCATGACAAGCTCCACACCTTGATCGGTGGTCGCACGCATCACAGCGGTGCCAGCGTCGGAGGGCACTGCGAACCGGCCAGGGAGAAGCTCGAGAGCGTCCCGCTGCCAGAAGCAGTTGACGTTGGCTGCCGTGGTGTTGAGGAACGTGATAGCCGCAGTGGCAGAGGTGGAAGCCAGTTCCACGTTCTTGTACTGAAGCTCGGCGTCCGTGCCGCCACCGCCGCTGATGATAGCCGGGGAGATGGTCATGGTCGTGGGGTTGTCCACGGAGATCACACGGAAGGTCTTGAGCTGACCCGTGCTCTGCTTCGTGATGTGATGCACAGCTTCCACGCCAGCGATCTCGAAGGCGTCACCAGCAGCCAGACCAGCCGTGCTAGAAACCGTCACCTGCTGGTAGCGGTTGTCCACGTTGATCTCACCACCAACAGCGACCGAGGTTGCCTGGGGCACATACTCGACGTTTGCTGCCAGAGTGGTGTTCATCGTGGGCGCAGCAGCCTGAGCCGTGATCCGCTTGGCCGTATCGAGCTTGTAGGTGTCGAAGCCAGCGACCATACCCACGAAGCTGCGCTCGTAAGCGGAATCAGACTTCGCATTCCCGAAGGAACGGGTAGCTGCTGCCAGGTTCCCAGCGAGACCGTTGTAGTCGCGGCTGGAGAGGGCCAGGAAGCGGTCGAAGTCCGGCACACCCTGCTCGTTCATGATGGTGTCGCAGAGAGCCACGTCGTCGTAGTCACCAGCCGGGGTGGCGGTGGTCACAACGAGCGTGCCCTGGTTAGCGGCAACGTCGAGAACGGCCTGGTTAATGTCGGAAGCGAGCTTCTGACGTGCTGCCGTGCCGAGGCGACCCTCTTGGAGGGCGTCACGGAGTTCCAGCGTGGTCATCGTCCAGGGGACGGCCTTGCTGTAGCCCAGGGTAGCGGGCACAGAAAGCTGGGTCATGTCCTGGTAGGAACCAGCGATGGAGCTGCCAGCGGTAGCGTTGATGGACTGAGCGATGTAGGGCATCGGACGCCAGATGGTGTCGCGTGCGCGCTCCATCATTGCAGAGTCCGTGTTGTACACGCTCACGTTACGGGAAAGGATTAGGGCATCGTTGAAGCCTTCGAGGAGATCCTCGAACGCAACGCGCTCCTCCTTGGAAAATGCATTAGCCATGATGGCCTCCTAAAGTTATTTGTTCGCCTTGAGCTGTTTCTTGTAGCGAAGAACCTTTGAATAGTCTCCGGTCTTTTCCGCTTCAGCTCTCAGCCGTTCAAGGGTTGAGTCCACCGAACCCGATACACGGCCCTGTCCTTTGACCGTCTTCTCGGGCGGGGGTGCCGACTTCTTCGTTGCAACCTTCAATTTGGCCTCCAATTTGCTGATCGCAAACGCGAAGTCAATGGGGTCATCGATCTGAGCAAGCTCCTGCGCCTTCTTTGGGTTCTTGCCTAGAGCATAGACAACAATCTCGGGGTTCTCCGCGCCTTTGACGATGATGCCCTGCTGCGTGACGTTTAAGATGTCTTTAACAACATCCTCCGCGTCATCGAAGTCTCGGGCCTTCAGCGCCTCCTTGCGACGAAAATACTCCTGCTGCTTCTGCTCCCACTGATGTGTGATGGCTTGTTGCTGACGCTGGACAGCTTCCTGCTCGGCGTCATGCCTACGCTTCCTGTCAAACCAGTTCGCAAGAGCCGCTTCGTACTTATCCGTGTCGTAGTCATAGACCTCGAGGGTGGGCTTAGGCCCTAGCGGCTGGGCACGTTGGCCCTGGCTCCGCATCTGCTCAAGTTCTTGCTCCAGTTCACGGTTCCTACGCTTCTGCTCTCGGTGCTGCTTGCGCAGGTCGCGCACCCATTCCGGTGCTGCTTCCTCTGGGGCTGGCGATTCCCCGTCAATCGAGACGACTAAACCGTCGTCATCAGTCTCAGACTCTTCGGCCTCGGCTTCTACCGGCTCCGCTTGCTCGTCTTCGGCTTCGTCATCGGCTTCGAGCCGTAGCTCTTCCGCTTCATCCCCGCCTTCGCTGAGCACATCTTCGTCTTCATAGACTTCATCCTCGATCCGTTCTGCCAAATCGTTCATTTCAGACCCCTACAAGACTCACCCATTGAACGGCTGGGCGGATGCCGTGAACACATATTATAAAAGCCTTGACGCTTATGCAATTAGGTTATAGAGGCACCACATCAAGCGCCGCGTTAATGTCTTGCATCGTCGTCGTGCGTTGACCTTCCCCGGTCGTCCGCAGGTATTCGCCTAAACCTTGGAACAGCCCCAGGCTCTGAAGCGCACGCTGTACCGGATCCATCTCGCTTGGACGGTTCTCCGTCAGATAGTCTCCAAAGCGTGCCGTGCGCGTATCTTGTAGCGGCGACATAACCGCCCCACGCTCGCGTCTGAGGCGTTCTAGCGTATCGCTAGCCACAGCTACAGCCCTGGCGTTTGCGCGTCTCTCAACGTCTTCTGGGCGCTCTAAGGGAGACCTTGCTTCGGCACCCTCTTCTCCATCCTGATAGAACGGGCTCAGGCCACGATCAATGCGCTCCATTGCGTGGGCACGGGCCTTCTCGATGATGCTGAAGGGCGGGCGCTCCCGCTCTAGGTCCATGTTCGCAATGGTCTCGACCTCTTCCGGGGTCAAGGTAGGCACCAGGAGAGGATAAAACCCTTCCTCCGACCCAGGCTGCCCTACAGACACCTCCGTCATGGTCTTGCCGGAGACATTGTTGCGAATCGGGCCAAGGAACCCACGCTCAGACTTCACCGTCCCGTCTAGGCGGCGCATATATTCTGGGACATCATCTGGGCGGTCTAGGGGCGATGCTGCAGCCTCTTCAGGCGCCATGAGTCCCGTGCCTACACCAGCCACAGCGCCACCGCCAAAGATGTTGCGCAGGATCTCAGGGGTGATGGTTCCTGTCTTTGCGCCCATCTGCATTGAGCGGAAGTCTCGTCGGCTCGGGCTTAGCGGGTCTGCTATACGGCGCTCTTCAACAACCTCAGGCAAAAGCTGAAAGATGTTTACGTCTTCCTTGATGCGCCCAACACCTTCGCCTGGCACAGCATATGGGTAGCTTGGGTGAGTAGACCTCTCTATTGCCCTATCACCGTCCGCGAAGACGCGCCCGACGTTCTGGATACCGCCCTCTCTGGCGGAAAGCTGTGATGCGTCAGATACGGCTAGACGAGCCTCGCCAATCGATAACCCTCCCCGGTTACGGAACTGCTTGTCCATAACCTTGTCCATCAGTTCTTTCCGCAGCGAATCTGGCGTCTTCCGCCATACTTCAGCAAATGAAGGGTCATCCACGCCCTTCCAGCCCTTGATCTGCAGCCCTGCGCCGACGCGTTTCCCCTTCACCATCTTGCCGACGCTTACATACTCTCTAATCGCCTTATCTAGCGCTTTCTTTTCCGCCTTGCTCATGTTGCTAGCAGCAAAGCTCAGCATGGTCTCGCCGGTCATGGTGGCGAAATCGCCGCCAGAGGGGGCCATCCGCCAAGGGATAAACAGAGGTTCTTCCTTGGTTTTTCTTTGGATGCTTTTTGCGGCAGCCATTATGGCGCCAGAGGGGCCTCGAGCTGATGCCCACACCTGTCCAGGGTTCAGCGTTTCATCAAACATGAAATCTTGGCCGCCACGGAGGTTCACCGGGACCTCCAATGGACGACCTCGGACATCTGTCAGCATCCCGCCCGCGGCAGTCAGGTCCGACATTGACGTAATAAAAGGACGACCCTCTAGGTCCTGAAGACTGATCTCCGGGACCTCCATGCTCCGGGGCTCTACGCCTACGGTGAGTTCCTGCAGCCGCTCCTGCTCTTTCTTGCGGGGATCGAAGCGGGGATCGAAGTCAGGCCCTATCGCGCGCTCAAAAGGCGAACGAACTAGGTCAATAATGCCTTCCGCTATCTTCCTCTTAACCGCCACGGATCATCCTCGCTACCTGTTCCGTTGAATCCAGGGTTAGGCGCTCTGCATCGTTGTCGATCTTAGAGTAGGTCTCAGCCGCCTTAGCCTGCTTGTACTCCGCGTCAGCGATGGTCTCGATGACGTCAGCACGGGCCTTCTGCGCCTTCGCCACAGCTTCCTCTGCCGCAGCCTTGAGGAATACAGCATTCGGGTCTTCCTGCTGCTGGGCCGCTTGCTGCTCCGCCATCATCTGCTGCTGCTCTTCTTCCGTGGGCTCGACCGCACCCATCTGGACAAGCTGCTTACGGAAATATTTGCGAACGTCAGAGAGCCCCTCCCCTTCCATGTTCATTAGGGAAAGAGCCGACAGCACCTGCATCGTTAGGGGATCTTGCGTTATCGCC